CAGTCAGCGCCTTCTGGATCTGTGCGTTGGCTTCCACCGCCAGATGGTCACGCTGGCCCTGTAAGGCCGTGTACTCCTGCGCCTTCTGGCTCATGGCCTGTGCATGGGCCTGTTCACGCGCCTGCACTGCCTGCTTCGCCACGTCGGACAGATCCTTCCAGACGGTCTCTTCCCAGCCTTCGGGCATGGGGATGTCCGTGCTTTCCTCGCCTTCACCGGTGTCATCACCGGCTTCTTCCGCATCGGTGGCCGCAGCTTCCTCGTCCGCGTCTTCCCCGGTGGGCTGCTCGTCCTCTCCGGCCGCATCGTCCCCGGCATCACCTTCCAGGCGCCGGGCGATATCGTCCTCATCATACAGGGCATCGTCGCCCTGATAGTCGCCGTGCTCCGTGCTTTCCACAGGGCCCCAGGCTCCGGCATCAGGGGACACGTTTTCCTGTACCGAGGCTTCCGCCGCAGCCGGGGCCGGAGACGCCGCTACTTCTTTCGCCATGACAAACTCCTTTTCGCGCGCTCAAGCGCGGATTTGATTCCTTCATCCTTGCCGCCTGCCTTGCAGTTGGCATCATTGACCATGCCCAGCAGCTCCCGCTGCACATCCGCCAGCGCCGCCTGCCGCTGCCAGCAGCGCTCCCGCTCCTCCGCTGTTTTCGCGCCGCGCCAGTTCTCGACGTAGCGCGCGTCCAGCTTCTCGAACACCTCCCGGAACAGAGGGCTCGTAAGGATGCGGCCCGCCTCATGCGCCGTGCGCTTTTCGTCCTCCGTCAGCATGGGTCCTCCTACAGCTGCGTCCCGCGCAGATCAGTGAGACCGGGGGCAGTCTGTCCCAGCGCCATCTTCATGGCGTCCAGCTGTTTTTCCCCCTCCATCTCCTGCACCTTGAGGGCCAGCTGCCCCTTGATCTTCATCTCTTCCAGCGCGGCGTCAGACTGGGCTTCCCACGCCCTGCGCTGCGCCTCCGTCTGGGCCTTCTGCTTGTCCAGGGCCATCTTTGCCTGTGCTTTCTGCTTCTCCAGCTCCAGCTTTTGCGCTTCCGGGCTCGGCTGCGGCTTTTCTTCCATGATGGCCTTTTCCGCCTTGCGGGCATCGTCTTCCGTGCCGAAAAAGCGCTCCGGCGCCTCAAGCCCGGCGGCTTCGACCATCTTGTGGCAGGTGTAGATGATGTTGCTCAGGCGCACGGGGCTGTTCTTCTGGAAGGCCGTGACGAACTGCTGCTGGAGGCTCAGGATCTGCTGATAGACGGCCAGCAGGCGGGTGCGGTTGCCCGTGCCCAGGCCCACAGCCACGGAAATGTCCATGTCCGGGTCCCATGTGGACGGGTCGAAGGCCATGAACTTGCCCTTGATGCGCAACTGCACGGCCTTGTCGTGGTATTTGTGCAGCAGGTGCAGCACATAGCGGCCCAGCGGCTTGAAGAAGGATTCCGCATACACCCGGGCCACCAGCTCCAGCCGCTGGTTGATGGCTTCTTCCATGATGTTGGCGCCCGTGGCCGTGTTCTGCAGCGTGTCTGCCTGCAGCGATTGCGTCCGGCTGGAAATGCCCGTGCGCCGCTCCGTGATCTGATCGGTCAGGCTCATGGCCTGCAGGGCATCGCCCGAGCTGGTCATCACCGGCAGCGGCGTGATGGTCGCGTCGCCCTTGATACGATGCACGGCCCCCACCCCACGGGCCAGCAGGCTGTCATACTCGACATCCCCGCTCATGCCCTCGTTGACCACCAGCTCGCCCTGGTTCGACAAGGCCAGATTGTCCAGCATCTGGCGCATGGTCTCCGAGCGCAGGTCCTGCACATCGGCCACGAGGTCGGCCACGCACAGGCCGATGACCTGGTGCGGCATGGGCACGGAACAGGCGGCGAACAGAGGCGCGCGGTACAGCGGCCACTCCTCGTATTTGAGGATGCGGCAGCGCTCACCGTCGCCCACCCAGATGACCTTGACCTTCTCGGCGATGCCGTCCCCGTTCAGGTCGGCGTCGAACCAGCCTTCCCAGACACGGATGCGCCGCGTGGCGCCCTGGCCGCCCGTCTCCTCGTCGCTGTCGCTGTTGATGGCGCGGCCCACCTCTGTCTCCGGCATCTCGTCCGCATCGTCCATGCTGGGCAGCTCCGCGATCAGCGCCGCGCTGTAGCCCTCTTTCCGCAGGTCGGAAGCCGTCCGCACCTGCCACCAGGCTACGAAGCGGGCGCTCTCCACGTCGGCCGCATCGCTGGAAATGACCACATGCTCCGACGGCACGGGCTCTATGCGGATATCCCGCGTGATGACTTCCTGATGAATGTCCAGGTCGTAGAGCATGCCCTGCGGCGTCTCGTAGCGCTGCACGTCAACCGTGTCCTTCTCCAGGTCGAGGGACGGATCAGACAACAAGGCCACGGCCTCCTGTTCGGCGAGGCCCGTGTACTGGAGCACGCGCTGCTCCCGCTCCTCCGGGCAGTGGGCCAGACACCAGCCCACGCGCTGGTAAAGACCATCGGCCAGCACGTCATGCACGAGGCGGAAAATATTGCGCCCGAACACCACCTGATTGACGTACAGCGTGGCGTCATCGGCGGCCTGCTCCTGCTCCGGCGACTTCGGGTCGAACCGGATGATATCGTCAGAGCTGCAGAAGACCCGCATCAGCCCCGGCTTGGCCCACTCCACCGTCTCCATGACAGTGCGGTCCACATAGGTGGACAGGCTGCGCTTCCTGCGGTCATCGTCCACGTCATAGCCGTAGCCCAGGTACTGCATCTTCAGTCGTTCTCGGGAAGAGGAAAGCTGGTCGCCATCCTTTCCCATACACGCGTCCAGCTCCCGCTGGATGATGCCGCGCAGCTGCTCTTTCACGTCTTTTTTGGCCATCAGCAGACCCTCAGATTGTTGCGTTTCAACGGCTTGAAGCCCGTATCCGGCCTGCGGAAGCCCACGGCAGCGTAGCGCATGGCGTCGGCGCCGTGGCTCGTCCAGTCATGCAACGGATGCGGCTTGAAACAGCTCCGCACGTCGTCCCACTCCCGCTGGTAGGCCCAGAGCGATTGCAGGCCCTGCCCGCATCTCTCCCGGTCGAACCAGGCAGCGCCCAGTACCTGCCGCACGCCCTCGATGCCGTCAGCCACCGGGAGCTGCGGCGCGGTAATAAAATTCAGCCCCAGCCCGCGCGCCGTCTCGATGCGGCTCTTCCCCGTTCCCAGCTCACGCACGGCAAGATCATGCGGACCGACGTGGACGCCGTAGCGGTAGCCCTTTTGGGCCAGCACGGCAGCATAATGCGCCAGCCCCTCACCGGAGGCCTCGTAGTAGTCGATGAAACGCCACTCGCCGAAATGCCCCACCGGCAGGAACTGGAAGAACCAGATGGCCGTGGAATCCGACATGCCCAGGTCCCACGCCGTATTGACCAGCAGGTTCGGCTCCACCGGCACGGTGCCGATGCGCCCGGCCTCTTCGGCCTGCTGGAGGATGCGGCCGTAGTACGACCCTGCCGCCACCAGCACGGGATTGCCTTCCCAGATGTGGTCGTACTTGTCGGGATCCGTGGCCTTGCAGTGCTCCATCTCCCGGCGCAGCTCGTCCGGGAACCACGGGTTGTCCCGCCAGCCGACTTTCCGCACCAGGCTGTCAGGTGGCGGCGTCTTGACCACGAAGCGCTGCCACACGGGGCTGTTCACCCGCGCCGGGTTGAACGACATCCAGATCTCCGAGCCTTCGGCGCGCATGGTGGGGATGAGCAGGTCAAGGCTGCGCTCGGAGACCGTCTCCGCCTCCTCGATCCAGCAATGTGTCAGGGCCTCAAAGGATTTGATGCGCTCAGGCGACATGCGCAGGCCGGCGAAAATGAACAGCGAGCCGTTCCGGCCCCTGATCTCCGCATCCGTGGACGTGTAGAAACCGCCCAAGCCCAGCCGCTCTATCTCGTCATCCAGCAGGCGCTTGACCGAATCCCGGATGGAGTTCTGCACCTCGCGGGCACACAGCACACGCACGGGCCGCTGCACACCGGTCAGCAGCAGCGCCCGGGCGAAGGCCCGGGACTTCCCGCCACCGCGGCCGCCGTAGAAAACCTTGTAGCGATGCGGCTCGAACAGTCCCCGGAAGGCCGCGGGCATGGAGGCATCAACGGCCATCGCCTGCCTCTCCGCTCTGTTCCCCGTCGGGCTCCACGAACCGCACCACGATCTCCGAGGCCATCGGACCACCGTCCGGGCCCGAGACTTCTGCCCTTATCTTGTCCGTAAAGATGCCCAGATGCTTGCCCAGCAGTTCCAGCGCGCGGTTGGCGTTTTTGGCGTCGAACGTCCACACGGCCCGGCCCTCTTCATCCGTGACCTGCTCGCCCTTGCGATCCGTGACCGGTGCGCGCTGCATGGTGCGCTCCACGACCTCCACGAGATTCGAGAGGACATAATCCTGCGTCACCTCCACGCGCCGAGCTCGTTTGGCCTGGGCCTTCTCGATGGCCTCACGGATTGAAGTTTTCTGAAGAAGGTCAGCGCCCTGTCTGTAGGCTGTTTTCATGCTGTAGCCTGCACGGATGGCGGCTTGGGTAGCATTCAAGTCCACCAGGTACTGCCTGACGAACTCCTTCTGCTTGTCCGTCAGCTTGGGCATCCCCTACCCCTTCCTTTCCCGTTCCGCTTCCAGACGGGTCAGACGGCGCTCATGGTCATCGGTACGGCGAAAGAACTCCCGGTGGTCGCGGGAGTTCCCGTCACGGTCGGCAAAGGCCATGATGCATCCCTCACGATGCACCACCAGGTCGTCCAGCTTGTCGCTGATGCGCTTGAGGCAGTAGCTGCCCACTCCCAGCAGCAGTACCCACAGGCCGAAGATCACGCCCAGCAGGACGGTGATGAAATGCCCGTTGTCCATGTCCCCTCCTAAAAGCCCATGCCGAACATGGCCGATACGGCCAGCCACAGTTCCTTGCCCATGCTGGGCGGCAGCAGCACGTCGGGCCAGTAGGTGGCGATGACGGGCCGCAGCAGCAGTTCCCAGCCCGCAGCCACGGCCAGCAGGTACATGAGCAGCTTGCGCGGCGTCATGCGTCCTCCGCTGGTGCGTTCCGTCTCGGCGTTGATCTCCATCTGCTGTTGCTGGAGCCGGGCACGGTCGGGCAGGATCTTCTCCAAGGCCTTTCCGCCCAGGCCCAGCAATGCGGAAAGCCAGCCCATCACGCCCTCCTCTGCGCCAGCAGGAACTTTTCCAGAGCATCGGCCCGGTTGAGCCAGCCCTCCAGGAAAACGGCCTGCGAAGGCTTGTCGCGGGCCAGCCCCTCGTAGAAAGCGCGGCGCGCCTGGATGACGGCCCGAATCAGGGCGTCCGTGTCACAGGCCAGCGAGGCCCGCGTCCGGGGCCCGAGGATGCCGTCCACCTCGATCTTCACGCCGTAGGGCCCCACACAGGCGTTGTAGCCGCGCTGGGCAAGCCTGACGGACTGGGCACAGCCGCTGTTGACGGCGGCGTCGTACAGGGCGCAGGCGGGCCGGAACGGCATGTCGTCCAGACGCAGCCGGTCCCAGAACTCGCGCTTGAACATGGCCTCGGCCATGTCCGGCGTCACGGAACGCATGGAAGCCTTGTTGACGGGCAGACGGAAGCCGATGCGCTGCAAAAAGTCGCGGCCCTGCTGGCTCGCGGCGATGCCCTGCACGAACTTGATCGAGGCCCCGTAGGCCGTCAGGCCGCCGGTGTCGGCGGGATGGTCGGAAAAGCCGCCCTCCCAATGGGCGGTGAAGGCATGGGCACGGTGGAAATCATCGGACATAAAAAACGCCTCCGGGGTTTTGCCGGAAGCGTAGCATGGAGCGTGAGGTCAGAGGCAAGAGGGTTTCGGGGTTTCTGGTGACTTTATTCCGCGAACGCGCACCCAGCGGCCGTGCTCTCCGGCCGTGACCCAGCGGATGTGGGCCCCGCAGACCGTGCATTCGCACCAACGATTGCGGCAATGCCCCTGCTGCTGTGTGCAGATCACCACGACGGCATCCGCACCGCACTCGGGGCATCGCCTGAACATCTTCGGCCTGGCCATACTTTCCCCTGCCCCTACTGCACCCGCAGGCGCTGCATCTCGTTCCGGGCCTCGTTGTCCCCGCGCAGGGCCTGCAACAACAGGCGGGCCATGTCGCGGTGCGAGCGGGGCCCCACGGCCACTGTC